GCTCTAGAATTAGAAAAGAGTTTAAATGATGATGGTCGCAGAAGAAATTCTGGCGAAACTAGATCCAAAAACAAGACAAAGAATTCAACTAGCAACAGAAGTAGACGTACAAAAGCAGCCAACACCCAGCATAGGACTTAATGAAGCACTAAAGGGCGGCCTAGGATTTGGAAGGCAAGTCTTAGTATGGGGAAATAAAAGTGCTGGTAAATCATCCTTCTGCCTACAGATGCTTGGAATGGCCCAGAAAGAGGGAAAGACCTGTGCTTGGATTGATTCTGAATCTTCTTATTCAGCAGACTGGGCATCTAAATTAGGTGTAGATTCTTCTAATATTATTTATTCTCCAGCAAAGACTATTAATGATATGGTAGATGTTGGAACAGGATTAATGGAAGCAGGAGTAGATATTATTGTAGTAGATTCTATCTCTGCCCTCCTGCCAGCGATCTACTTTGATAAAGATGGCGATGAGTTAAAGCAATTACAAGATACCAAGCAAATTGGTGCGGAAGCAAAAGACATGACACACGCTGTAAAAATGCTTAACTACGCTAATAATAATACCCTGCTAGTTTTAATTAGTCAGCAGAGAAACCAATTTGGAAGTATGCACGCCTCTCACATTCCAACAGGTGGAATGGCTGTTAAATTCTTCTCTAGTACTGTAATTAAATTATGGTCTTCAGAGGCCGAGGCTAACCAAATTAAGGATGATGTTCAGGTAGGAGACAAGTTCATACAGCAAAAGGTTGGTCGTCCAGTCAATTGGATAATTGACTACAATAAACTTGGCCCTCCAAATCTTTCTGGACAATATGACTTCTATTACCAAGGATCTCATGTTGGTGTAGATAGGGTAGCAGAGGTATTAGACGTAGCAGAAATGATGGGCAAAGTAGAACGAGGCGGTGCCTGGTACACGGTACTTGGAGAAAGGCTACAGGGAAGGGCCAAGGCTGTTCAATACCTTAGAGAAAATCCAGAAGTAGTAGATACATTAGAGTCGATGATTTATGGCTGAATCACTAGAGGATTTCTTAAATATTAAAGCCAGCACAAAATACTTAGATGCTAGCGGATCTTTCTCCTGCCAAGAATGTGATGAATTTATCCATCAAGGGAAAATAGATGAAGATAATATGATTTTAATGTATACATGTAGCAAAGGACATAATTCTAGGATTAGGCTGTAGTGTCAGAAGCAAACGAAATAAAAAGAGATAGTGCTAAGGCTCAAAAAAATTCTGGTCGTGGGCAGTATCAAAAGGGTGATGCTAAGTGGCACAACTTTGTTGTAGATTATAAAGAAACTGCTAAGTCAGTATCAGTTAATAAAGAAATGTGGGCTAAAATCTGTACAGACACCTTCCGCGTAGATAGAAATATGCACCCACTACTTAAATTAATTATTGGACAAGGGTCTTCAAAGGTGCGGCTAGCAGTAGTTGAATGGGAAATTCTAGAAGAATTGGTAGAGGCTTATGAACGTGATAGAAACAATTAGTGAAATAACAGAATTAAATGAGATATCAGAATTCATGCAGGACCCCGATCTTGATGCGGCAATGGAATTAATAATTAAACTTATAGCAAAGCCCGATGTTCCTGCTGCCAAAGCACCAGAAGTAATAACAAGATTACAGGCGATAGCCGCCAAGTTGCAGATAATGTCAAGATACTACACTACTTTTGAGAAGGGGCCGGAAGCCTCTAAGAAAAAGAATGTCTACTATACTACAGCAGAAGCAGTAAATAAATTAGTAGATGCTCTAAAATACAATGCGAGGTTTGGTCTGTGAGCAAGAATGTTGTAAAAAGTCTTAAGTTTAAAAAGGTAGACGGATTTGATTATGGAGAGTTTTCTAAACTAATTGATGATGCATATAATGCTCGTCGTCGTGGGAAAAAGAATACCCAGAAAAAAACATTTAGTCCTAGTACAGTAGGATATGGTCATGGAAATTGTCCTAGATACTGGTTTATTGCTTTTAGCGGAGAAGAATTTGACGAGAAGTTTGATGCCACAGCAATTGCTAATATGCTTAATGGAACATATGCTCATGAAAGATTACAAAAAATTATAGAAGAAACTGGTGTCCTAAAGGAAACAGAGCGAGAAATTGTTTCTGAAGATCCTCCAATCAGAGGATTTGCTGACGTTGTGCTGGATTGGAATGATACAGAAATCATTGGTGAAATAAAGACTACTAAAGAAGAGCAGTTTATTCATCGTCAGTCATCTATGAAGCCATCATCCAACCACTTATTACAGATACTTACCTATATGAAAGTGGAGGGAGCCACAGAAGGATTCTTGTTGTATGAGAATAAGAATACTCAAGAAATCTGTATCATCCCAATTAGCATGAACGAGAGAAACGAAAAAATAATTAATGAAACCTTTGATTGGATGAGAGAAGTGTATAAGATGTATACTGAAAATATCATTCCATCTAGAGGTTTTGCTAAGACTTCTTATACATGTGCAAATTGCCCAGTTAAGAAACATTGCTGGGCTGCTAGAAATAATAAGTATGGTGATGGTGAAGAAATAGTAAAGGTTTTGGTGCCACCTAAATGATTTGTGCGAATGACGGATGTGATAAAGACTTCTCAAAAACTACACATAATCAAAAATATTGCTCTGATGAGTGTTGCAGAGAAGCGACAAATAAAAAGATCAGAGAAAAATATTATGCAGAAAAAGAAAGACTGTCTGGTAAAAAAAGAGTTTGTAAAAATCGTGGATGTAAAAATACTCTGAGTAGATATAATGAACTAGATGTGTGTAGCGAATGTGTCGCCAAAGAAAGTAAAAATAATAGAGATGACTTACTGAGGATATTTAATGTCTCTCGCTAAATTAGCAAAGGCTCCAGATAAGAGAGTTCTGGGAATAGATGCTAGTACTAGGTCGGTCGCCTTCTGCTTATTTGAGAATAAAATTCCTATAAAATGGGGAGAAGTATTCTTCGATGGTGGAGATGTTTATGAAAGAATTCTTGATGCTAAAAAGAAGGTAAGATCGATAGCAAAAACATTCCCCTCCGATTTTGTAGCAATTGAAGCAGCCGTGATGGTAAGAAGTGCAAATACTGGATTAAAGATGGCCTACATCTTTGGCGCTATAATGGGTGAATTAATAGATGATGGAAGAAAAGTTGTTGAGGTTCATCCAATAACTTGGCAATCATTCATAGGAAATAAAAATTTCACTAAGGCTGAAAAATTAGAAATTCAGAAAAAATACCCAGGAAAAACTGCCAATTGGTACAAAGCCAAGGGGCGGGAAATTAGAAAGCAAAAAACAGTAGACTTCTGTAAAGAACTAGGTGTCCATGTCGATAGTGATAATGTCGCTGATGCATGTGGAATCGGATGGTACGCAGCGAATAATATGGTGAGATAGATGAAATTATATGAAGACATTAATTGGTTAAGAAAAAGATATGTTATAGAAAAAAAGACTACTCAACAAATGGCTAAAGAGGCAGGGTGTTCTCACATGACCATACAAAGATACTTAGAGAAATATGGTATGATTAAAAATCAAAGAAGGTGGACTAAGTGATACCTAAGAATATTTGGCAGACATATAAAAGTACTTATGAATTTCTTCCTGACTATGCTGTGTCTGCTACCAATACATGGATAGATAAAAATCCCGACTGGACATATAATTATTTTTCTGACCAGGACGTAATGGATTTTGTAAGAGATAATTTTGATAGTAAATGGATCAATATTTTCCAGGCATGTCCGCTAGGAGTTATGAGGGCAGATATTTGGAGAGTAATGATTCTGTACATTAATGGCGGAATGTATACAGATTTAGATACTATATGTAATGTGCCAATATCACAATGGTTTGATGAAAGTATTGGATTTAAAAATGATAAGGGTGATCATGAATGGATTGATTTATCCTCTAAATCAATGATATTGAATGCAGAGCATGAGATGCATATTGAGCAATGGACATTTCTATCTGAGCCAGGGCATCCAGCGCTGAGTAAAATACTAGAAAATATTGAAGCAGCATTCATCAATCCTGACTACAGTAACCCCCACTTTGTTCACCAAATGACTGGACCTGGAGTATTTACAAAGTCTATACTAGAATACCTTGGACTATGGGAAGAAGTTGATTCTGCTCCTCCAGGAATATACCTAGGAGATGGGCACGCTTCTCAAAATGTTCATAAGGTAAATTTAATAAACGATGTGTGGAAAATAAATAATTCCTCAAAATCTTTAGAAGATGGCATATTCATCGTTCCATCATTTAGATTCTTTCATAATGAAGTATCGTCACATCTGTATGGAAGTCAGGTCTGGGATGATGGTCAGTACACTAGATGGATTAAGGAAAGGGAAAATTATGCAAGATAAATTAGTACATGATGCGGTACTAGGAGATTTATATTTCCCAGAATATGATAATGTTATCTCTAGCCAAATAGAGTCAGGTGGGACCTGGGAGATGGCTGAACAGAATTGGATTAAATCTAATGTACTACCAGGATCTTTAGTATTTAATCTGGGAGCGAATGTAGGATACCATTCTTTCATAGCATCCATCTGCCAGAGAGGTGATGGTAAAGTTATTGCAGTTGAGCCATCTAAAAATCTATGTCGCCTAATAAATAAGAATATTAATAAACTAAATTTAAAAAACGTAGAAGTTTTAAATTGTGCAGTCACAGATAAAAACGGTCAGGATATTATTTATTACTCTGAAAGTAATTGCGGAGATAATCGTGTATCTAATCCAGGCGCGGGTTCTCTACAAGAGACTATCGAATGTAAAAAGATAGAAGATTTAATTGAAGAGTTTGGATATCCTGATGTAATTATTATGGATATACAGGGGTGGGAGACTTTTGTATTAGCAAATATACCTAAATCAGAAAAGCCTATTAAGGTGATGTTTGAGTTCACCCCAAGTTTTATTACCCAAATGGGCTGGGACATACTAGAAGAAATAAATAAAGTTTTAGAAAATGGATGGACAATCCACGAACTGAGCAACGGGTTTGAAATAGATTTCAAAAAGGTTTATGATTTGTATCTAATTGATCCAACTCCAGACCTATTCTTTTTAAATCTAGTTGCAGAGAGATAGATGAGGTTATAGTGAAAAGATATTCACAGAACGCTCTGTGCTTTGATGATATTTTATTAGTGCCGCAGTATTCAACTGTGTCAAGTCGCAAGGAAGTAGATATTTCTTCTGGCATTGGAGGAGGTGGCAGAGGAATAGTTATGAGAGTTCCAGTAATTGCCGCCCCTATGGACACAGTATGTAGTGGAACAATGGCCTATGCTATTAGAAAACTTGGCGGGTTTGGAATTATCCATAGATATATGTCAGTAGATCAATTGCGTGAAGAGTTAACATTTATTCAATCTACAGATGCAGTATCTTTAGGAGTAGCAGTAGGAGCCAAGGGTGACTATCTGGAGAGAGCATTCGTTGCCGTATCTAATGGCGCTCAACTAATTCTTGTAGATACTGCTAATGGTCATAGCGAATATGCAATTAATGCAGTTAAAGAAGTACGTCGTAATATTGGAAATAATGTTCATGTTATGGCTGGTAATGTTTCTACATATGATGGATTTGCGAGACTTCAAGATGCTGGCGCAGATTCGATTAGAGTTGGAATAGGAGGAGGCTCTGTTTGCACAACGAGAATTGTAAGCGGTCATGGGATTCCTACGCTGTCTTCTATTTTAGATGTACGAGAGCGAATCCCATACGGAACTGGAGCATCTATCGTTGCAGACGGTGGAATTAGAAATAGTGGTGACGCAGTAAAGGCTTTGGCAGCAGGAGCAGACGTAGTAATGCTTGGAAGTTATTTAGCGGGTACTGATGAGTCTCCTGGGGAAGTACATGCCGACCATGGCAAGAAGTATAAAGTTTTTAGAGGCATGGCTAGCGCTGAAGCACAACTAAGCGCAATTGGAAATGTATCTGTTGCTGAAGGAGTAGAAACTACAGTCCCATACAAAGGATCTCTTGAGTCTGTTATTGAAGAATTCAAGGGAGGCATTGGTAGTGGTCTTTCATATACTGGCGCTCACAATCTTATGGAATTACATGAAGAGTCAATGTTTATCAAAGTAACTCAGGCAAGTCTTAGCGAAAGTAGGCCACATGCCAAACATTAATACTGAAAAAGAAATCTCTAAAGTTTGCAAAGAAATAGAAGAATTACTTATTAAAAAGAATCGCGCCTATGGAAACTCCGCGCTTGACCCAGTAAGAATATTTTCACAAGCAAATCCTACAGAGCAAATTAAAGTTCGTATAGATGATAAACTTAGCAGATTTGCCAATGGCGGGGAGTTCCCTGGAGATAATGACATTGACGACTTAATAGGTTATCTGGTATTATTGAAAGTAGCGAACAGCGACAATTGGAGATAGAATGCCTATTTACACTTACTACTGCAATGTATGCGATACAGATAAAGAATTGATTGCTAAAATTTCAGATAGAGATGAACAGCGCTGCGATAATTGTGGATACAAACTTTTTAGAAATTTAGATAGGCCAGGTATGGTTTGGAGTCCTACTCGCAATGGTGGATACTCACTTTAGGAGTTAATATGCCTCGCAAGAAAAAACAATATGAATATGTTCCATACAGTATCAATGATGATATTCATGTCTACTATGAAGTAGAATATTTGAAGGATGTTATTAAGCCTGGAGATAGAATTAAATTCAAGCATATTCGCGGCGAGTTTGTATTTATCCTAATGGCACACAATTCAGAAAAAGATGTTACTTGGATTGATTGCAGGAATCCACTTACAGGTGAATATAGGTCTTTCTATATAGAAAGATTAAGTGGTCTAGTTAGGGCTAAGAAGAGCAGAAGGAAGAAACAACTTGTCAGAGATTGAACTAACTAGTTCATTTGATCAAATGAATCTGGTAGTAGAAGAATTACTTAAGGGTAAAAACCCAACAGATATATCTAAGTTTCTTGGAATTAAAAGATCTCAGGTTCTAGAGCATATTGATACCTGGCGTGAATTAGTATCTGGAGATAGTAGAATTAGAGAGCGAGCCAAGGAAGCCTTGGCTGGTGCTGATCAGCATTATTCAATGATCATTCAGCGTGCGTGGGAAACTGTAGACCAGGCAGATGCAAATCAACAATACAACACAAAGGCCAGCGCTCTAAAAATGATCGCTGATGTTGAACAAAAAAGAATAGATATGCTTCAAAAGGCTGGACTTCTAGAGAATAATGAAATGTCTGCCCAACTTTTAGAGACAGAGCGTAAGCAAGAAATTCTTATGAATATTCTAAAGGAAGTAACCTCCGAATGTAATCATTGCAAGATGGAGGTCGCTAAAAGATTATCAGAGGTTACTGGTAAGGTAGAGCCAATTGATTGATTTTAGTGACTTTATAGAAGCACTTGACGACGACAAGTTTGAGGAAACTCCAGCCACCATTGAAGAGTTTGTCACAGATAAAAGTTATTTAGATCTTCCTCCACTTTCAGATTATCAGTATCAAGCAATTAAATCTATGACTCAAATCTATAACAAGGACACACTAATTAAATGGTTGGGTGAAGAAGAAGGAATAAAAAGATGGAACCAGACATGCAAGGAAGTGATTCTTCAGATAGGAAAGGGCGGGGGGAAGGACTTTATCTCTACTATCGGGTGTGCCTATGTTGTCCACCTCTTATTGTGTCTTAGTGACCCAGCCAAATATTATGGAAAGCCTCCAGGAGATTCAATTGACATTATTAACATTGCTATCAACGCTGTTCAGGCAAATAGGGTGTTCTTTAAAGGATTCAAGCGCATCATTGAAAAGTCGGCCTGGTTCCAAGGTAGGTACATTCCAAAGGCTAACAGTATTGAATTTGATAAAGAAATAACTGTTCACTCAGGACATTCAGAGGCGGAGTCCTGGGAAGGATACAACGTCCTGCTTGCTATCCTTGACGAAATTTCCGGTTTCGAATTAGAGAATACTACAGGTAGGCAAAGTCCAAAGACTTCTGCTGCTATTTATAAAATGTATAGAGCATCTGTTAACTCACGTTTCCCCGATTTTGGGAAAGTTATCATGCTTTCATTCCCTAGATTTAAGAATGACTTTATTCAGCAAAAATATAATGATGCGGTAGCAGAAAAAGAAACTGTAGTTAAATCTCATAGTTTTAAAATAGACCCAGACCTTCCAGATGGTCATGATGGAAATGAATTTACTATTGAGTGGGAGGAGGACCATATTATTTCATATGCCCTACCACATATATTTGCTCTTAAGAGGCCAACATGGGAATTCAATCCAACCAGAAAGATTCAAGATTTTACAATTGCTTTTTATGATGACCCGCTTGATTCCCTAATGAGATTTGCCTGTATGCCACCAGAAGCAACGGATGCATTCTTTAAATCACGGGAAAAAATTGAAAAGGCTTTTAGCAATCCTAAGTTTGCAGTAGATAATGGTGGAAGGTTTGCAGAATGGTTTAAGCCAGAGGAAGGCCGTCAGTATTTTGTGCATGTTGACTTAGCGCAGAAGCATGATAACTGTGCTGTGGCTATGGCTCATGTTGAGGGCTGGGTACAGATGAAGATCGCTGGCACAATGACTGAAGCAGCCCCTAGAGTAATAGTAGATGCTGTAAGATATTGGCAGCCAACATCTACCAATAGTGTCGATTTATCAGAGGTAAAAGATTATATTATTGAATTGCGTGAACGAGGATTTAATTTAGGAGTCGTTACGTTTGACCGATGGAATTCTCACGACATGATGCAGCAGTTAAAGCATTATGGCATCAATACTGAATTATTATCTGTGGCAAAGAAGCACTACGAAGATATGGCTTTGCTTATTACAGAAGAAAGAGTCTATGGGCCAGAACTTAAATTATTGATAGATGAATTGTTGCAATTAAGGATACGCGGTGATAAGGTTGACCACCCTAGAAAGGGCAGCAAGGACTTGGCTGATGCCGTATGTGGCTCGGTTTATAATGCGATTGCTCGCTCTAGAAGAGATGCGCTACAAGAAATCGAAATATATTCGTACGATATGCTTGAACAAGATAGCGAAGAAGAGTTAAAATTAAGGATGGGTAAGAAACGTAACAGCGAACTTATTATCCCACCCGCTCTACAAAATGCTATTGACAGCATGGAAATAATTTAATATAGTAGTTCTTACGGGGCGGTGGCCAAGTTGGTGAAGGCGTCACTCTTATAAGGTGAAGATCGTGGGTTCAAGTCCCACCCGCCCTACGGTTGCAGATGGCAATATCTTAGGATGGTGTAGTTACATACAAATATCCCGTTAATGCGAGTCTGTGCGAGTTGAAAGCGTTGAATTCGTTTCTAGCGTCTTTCGTGCGTAAGAGGGTTCGTAGCCGTCTGCAACTTGCGGGATGTGGCGCAGTTTGGTAGCGCACCTGTTTTGGGAACAGGGGGCCGAAGGTTCAAATCCTTTCATCCCGACATGCAGATAATAATTGCAGTAGCGTCAGTAACTCTAGTAATAGAGTTGGTTTTGTTTTTTCTTTTAGTTAGACATATTAAGTATGCAACGTCTTTATTTAATAATTATAAAGATGTTAATACTAAAGAGTCAGATATAGAAGATAAAATAGAAATGTATCAGGATAAGATACTTGAGTTAGAGGAAAGAAATAAAAAACTAGAACTAGAAAATAAATTACTGCAAGAAAAGATTAATAAAATAAACAAGCAGATGAAACAGATTAGCGAACATTTTAAAACAAACTGATATAATTAATGTATGGGAGACTCCATGGAAACTGAAGTTCAGGAAGAAAAAAGAGTTCTTACCAGAAGCGATAGGTGTGATGCACCTAAATGTCCCGCTCAGGCGTGGGTTATCGCTAAGTTTGTAACTGGCGAGTTGTATTTCTGTGCCCACCACTTTGACAAGTACGAAGTTAGTATTATTCGTGATGCATACGATATTGTAGATGAAAGAGAATTTATCAATGCTAAATCAGAATCTTCTGCTTAGTAAAAAGGATAAAATAAAACTTGTTAGAGAGCGTGATGGATTTACATGCGCCATCTGCCTAAAGGATTTTAAGGCAAATTCTGACGTAACATTAGATCATTGGATTCCCCGATCAGCGGGAGGATCAGAAGATGTATCTAATTTAAGACTTGCTCATAAAAAGTGTAACGCATGGAAAAGTGATAGGATACCTAATGAAGATGGATCGATTCCTCCGCGCCCTCCAAGGGCTAATTATCAAGATCGAAGGCGGAGAAAGCAGGAAATACTAGAAAGCCTTTGTACCGATTGCTATGACGGTAGATTACTATTGCAGGGAGAAACATGTCCATACTGTGGATCTCCAGCGGGTCCAGAAGATTGGCCCCATTGGGCAAAGAAGCCAGCAAATAAGTGCGATCATACACCACCAGAATGGTGCTGGGCATGTTCTATCGGAATAGTTGACCGAAAGCCAGTATTTTTGGTACTATTAGAAGGATAGATAATCCCCATTGGTGTAATGGCAGCACAAATGACTTTGGATCATTTAGTCGTAGTTCGAATCTATGATGGGGAGCATGAATAAAGTAATTCATAGGCAAGACATAGTAGAATATAAAAATTTTATTAGTAAAGATGCGTGCAACAAACTAATAAAATACTTTAATACTGATGAAAGTCTATGGCAAGATACATGTTTTTATAGATCTTCAGTAATGAATTTATTAGATCCTTTAGATAAATATTCTGGATCTATGATCAATGAAGAATATTTTAGAAATATGCGTCAAGAACTCTGGGCATTGGCTGAAGATGCATGTGGGGTTAGACTAAAAAATTTAACATTTAGTGCTGCTAGATGGGTAGAAGGTGCATATGCTAATGCACATTCAGATAATTCAGAATTAGATGGCACGCCGAATGCTTGGCAGGATAATAAATTCGTAACTATTATTTATTTAAATGATGAATATGAAGGCGGAGAATTAGTTTTTGATAATCATGGACTAGAAATATCTCCAGAAATAGGATCAGTCGTGGCATTTGATCCAGGGATAAAGAATGTTCATAGTGTAAATAAAATAAATGACGGAGTAAGATATACAATGCTTGCTTCATGGGACTATGCTGATGTACAATATACAGAAGATCAGTTACATGCTATGAGATTAGAAAAAGAACTAATGAAGCCAAAGCAAGAAGAGCAACGCATGAGTTGGAAAGTAGAGGGCTAACATGCCGTGGAAGGTAGAAAGAAACTTTGGAGACTGCAATGGATATGCTGTAGTTAAAGAAGGAACAAACGAAATTGAGGGTTGCCATGCAACCCGTGCAGAAGCAGTTGCACAACAGCGTGCGCTGTATGCTTCTGAGAATAAGTCAGTTCATGATGATGAAGAAGATGAGCGCAGAGGAAAGCATAGAAATGAGTCCCACAAATTCTGGGATGGTACATTTATTGAAAAGGGATACAATTGACACGCGATAAGGTAATTGATAAACTAAAAGCCAAGAAACTTAAGAATAATGTAATGTCTCCAGAAATTAGTTCTTTTATTGCTGGATGGAATGAAGCATTAGACTTGGCTATCGAACTACTAAAGAAAGATTAATTATGAAGAATATTATTGTACCTATGATTGCAATCGCTGCACTAGCATTGACTGGATGTTCGGCATCATCAGCACCCGCACCAGCAATTACGGTAACAGAAACCGCCCCTGCTCTTCAGGAGCCAGAAGTTATTAGCAACGAGGATCAGTATGTTGCTGGCATCAGGTCAATGGGTAATCCATTGCTTGATGCGGCTACAGATGCTCAGTTAATTGAAATGGGTGAATCGGTATGTGAGGCGCTTGCCGCTGGATTTAGCACTCAGGATATTATTGAGTATATGGCTCGTCAGATGGTTGGACAGGGAATGACTTCTGATGTAGAATCTGAGGCTGTCGGATACATTATTGGTGCAGCAGATAGTTTACTGTGCCCCTCGGCTAGTTTTTAGCCGACCCGCGAGTGTGGTGTAGAGGTAACACATCTGCCTTCCAAGCAGTTATCGCCAGTTCGATTCTGGTCACTCGCTCCAAGTGCCTGTGGCGCAACGGATAGCGCAAATGGTTTCTACCCATTAGGTTGGGGGTTCGAATCCCTCCAGGCACACAATGAAAAAGATATGTCACAATTGTAAAACTGAAAAAAATTTAGAACAATTTTTACTGGTTCCTGGTCAAAGAGTGGGAACCAGAGGGGTATGTTCTGATTGCCTCAGAGCCAGATAGTCCCCAAGGTGGGGAAGCGGTCTGTAAAACCGTCGCCTCAGGCATGGTTGGTTCGATTCCAACATCTGGCACTTATGGCGTGTGGCGCAATGGCAGCGCAATCGGCTGTTAACCGATCGGTTGAAGGTTCGAATCCTTCCACGCCAGCAATGATATAATAATACTATGAATTTATATGATGAGTTAACAGAAGAAGAAAAAGCATATCATGACGCAATGCTTTCTATTGCGGAAAGATTCGGCCCATTCGATCAGGGTACTTCAAGTATTTGGGTTGGATATGAAGGGCCAGAAGACAATGAAGACGCCAGAATTGGAGTCAAATGCTCCAACTGCTCTCTACATATTGAAAGAGAAGATGAGCAATTAGGCTGTGCGATTCTTTCTTATTTAGTTCATCCAGAAGGTAAGTGCCGACTTGCAGCCATCCCAGATGGATATGTAAATGCATCAATGGATGACGAAGATGATGACCCAAATGACGATGATGATGTGATGGGTAAATTCTGGGGCGGATCATTTTTTAAATGAATAATGTAATAACTACCGAAACTATTAAGCAGGGTGGCGGAGGAATTACTAATCCAGAACATAAAGATGGAAAAATAAATATTGGTAAGTCTCCACTTAAAGTACGTCGTGGTAAAAAGTAATGTTTACATTTTATTGTCTCGTTAAGCACAATGGTAACTACTATCTCAGACCTTACATTACTTTATATAATAATATGATTGAAATAGTAAATTATCCAAAATCGTTGACCATATCGTAATATTCCCGTATAATAGAATTCATGTTGCCGCCACAAGGAGGTCAATATGACGACAATAAACCGATTTGGTGCTGCATTAGTATCAACAACAATAGTATTATCAATGGTACTAATCTCTCCAAACCTGGCGTATGCTAAGTCTACGCCTTTGGCGGAAGGTACAGGTAACTTTGCCACCGCTGATACATTAGAAAGAAGGGCAATAACAGATAGAAACTGGACATTGCCATCTAATTGTAATGATAAGCAAGCAAAGATGCTATTCAAGGCAGGGTTTAATAGACCTGGAATGTTAAGAGGAGCCTGGGCAATTACCTGGCGTGAATCTAAGCATGAATCATTAGATGAATCTAGCAGATATTTTACTGGAGCACTGGGTACTTGGCAAATTCAAACAAGTGCCTGGGCAGGAAAATCCTGGTGGTCTAGAGATAACATGCTAGATAAAGAAAAACAATCAGAAATAGTTCGAAAGCATTTCCTTAATGATGGTATGCATAATTGGGGATATGGTTATTCTTTTAAGAATGACTCATGGTATGAAGATGCAGGAATGTATTATTCACTATGGGGTTCTGGACTAACATATTCATGGGTAATCGCACCGTTCAATACTGGATGGTCCTTGTTCCCAAAGAAATGTACACCTGAAAAGATTTAAATGATAGAATTATATTCTAGGCGCAAATAAAATTGCGGCAACAGCCTAGGATCGCCTCAGTAACTCAGTTGGCCAGAGTATCCGCCTTGTAAGCGGAAAGTCATCGGTTCGAATCCGATCTGAGGCTCATGGACGATAATGAAATTAATGAATTTATTAAATTCATGGAAGAAGATGGTATTATCGAATGGGTTGGAATGGACGACTCAGGAGAAAGAACTTTTGTATTCAATATAGATAAACTAGCCGAATCTTTTCCAGATTTATATGATGCCATGATGCAAGAGTTGAATGAAGAACTGTTAGTTCTTTATAAACTTGGATTTGTTGAAGTTGAATATGATGAAAATTTAAATCCTGGATTTAAAATTACCCAGGATGGGAAACAGTATCTGATAGAAAATGGAATTCCTATTCCAGAAGAATGGGAATAGCATGGATACTATCTTAACTAAAGAATATATAGAATCACTAGGATATGAAGTATCCGAAGTTTCACATAGAATTTTTATTATAAAAAATTTTCTAAAGCCAGAAGAGATAGAAGAATTTTTAAATCAGGTCAACGATGCTGAAGAAGAGGAATGGACCTTCCACTATATGGAAGGCGTCAGGGAGTTGGCTAGATTAAAGTTTGGAAGAGATGATATAGATAATCTAATTGAAGAAGGTCTATATCAGATAACATACAACTGGAATGATAAAAATCTAAAAATAAAAAACTGGAACCTTGCTAAAGAAATAGATAAAAGGGCACAGGAACTATTTAATTTTAGAGATGATTTAAACTTCAATGGATGTGGCACTATTCAGCGTCAGTATGAAGGAGTCCCCTTAAAATCTCATGTTGATAACCATACCGATAACTCCCTTGAGTATGCTGCAGTATTTTATTTAAATGACGATTATGTAGATGGTGAAGTATTTTTCGTTGATCAAGATATCCAACTAAGACCAGAGCCAAGGGATGCTTTAATATTCCCTGCAATTGATGGTTGGGAGCATGGAGTTAATGCCCCTGGCCCTGGACCACACAGATATGTTATTCCAACATTTATATCTAGAAAGGATTTCTGGAAAATAAATGAAGATAATGGATATAATGTAGATAAGACATTAGAGGATACAAATTTTAAGGAGTAATCATGGACAATCGTAATGTCATTGATTATTACAAGCAATGGGAGACTGATCAAATTAAGGCTGATCTAGATACCCGCCGACTTCCTTTTATCGTTGGCTTTGAGAATATTTCAGGTGACTTTAATAAGGCTACAGGAATTAGGAATGCTAATGCATTTATGGCCAAAGAATGCTGGATTGTTGGAGCCAAGAAATGGGATAAGCGTGGCGCTGTAGGAACTCAACACTATAATCACTTAAAGTATGCTCCAAGTCTAGATAATATCTATCTTAATGAACCACACGTTCGTGGTGCCAGGTGGGTGGCGATTGATAATGTTCCAGGTGCTATTCCAATTACTTCATATGAATGGAAGCCCGAAACGTTTATGATATTTGGTGAAGAGCAAAGGGGACTTAGCCCTATGGCCTTAGGCATGGCTGACGATATTGTCTACATTCCACAACTTGGAAGCGTCCGTAGTCTAAATGTTGGTACTGCAAGTGGTATTGTTATGTATGACTATGTGACAAAATTGGGCATGGTATAATTAATT